CATTATGCGAAGCCTAGGATGCACGGGAATGGCCTCACAGTGCCGCAGGCGGCGGGTTTACAAGCGGATTGTGGTTGGCGGTCTGCTGCACCGTTTCGCCGGTCGACTCGCTACGCTCGCCACCGGCAAACGGCACAGCACCTAGCACGGATTCAGTCACGCCAACAGCCCGCGGGCCTGACCAGGGCGTGACCCATTCACCATTGAACTGGCAGCGATACTCCAGCCCGAGGCTAACCGGCTCGCAGTCGGCCATGGCCAGGTAAACCACACGCTGACCATCGCCGATCATGACCACGTCGACCATATCGCCCTTGCCTGGCTCCAGGCGCTGCATATGCCCGGTAACACGCCAACGAAGCGACTCAACAGGCGCTTGAGGCTTTTCCCTAGCCTTGGGCGCGGTAGCAACCAGCGGCGCAGACTGGAGCGTTTGCGGCGGCGGATTGGTTAGCACCAGTTCCTCGATAGGCTCAGGTTCCTTGACGGCGCCGAAGCCACTGGCAAACAGGCCGCTGACGTACCAGATACCCAGCGGAAACACGATGAACGGTGCCACGATGGAAAAGATCAAAAACGGAGAACGCCAGATAGTCGCCCGCTTGTCCGCCCTGCTTTCGTCGCCTACATCGTCCGTTTGGCTCTTAGTTGCACTCTTGTAATAGAGCCAGACCTTTTCAGAGTAACTATCAAACGTCGAGCGGATAAACTGCGTTTTCGGCGGGCGCTGACCTTTTGCAGCGCCCTCGTAAATATCAATGCGGAACTTGCCGGACGCGCCGACAGAATCAAGCTTGTGGCTTTGATACGTCTTGTCGATCAATGTAAGGCAAAAGTGCGATAGCTGATCTAAGTCTTGAGTAACGAAAATAACCCGCGTTGTCTTGCCGTTGTCGCCGACGAGGTGGCCATGCTCAGCAAGAAAAGCCTTGTCCTTATGAGGGATCTTGTTTGCCGCCATGCCTTTCGGCCAGCGGCGCCAAAGTTCATCCAGCACGGCAACGCAACCAGGCGTGAAACTATCGAACAAATCGGCATCGTCGTACCACTTGTCATCTAACTGATGAATGAGCCCCGGAAACTCAACATGAGCCTTTTCGGTCAGCGGGATATTCGTGAAAACATGCCGCCCCTCTTTAAGGGACGGCAGGATCACATTCTTAACCACACTATAACTTTTGCCGGATCGCGGCCGTCCAGTATATGCATCGATAGCCATAAATCACCCGATCAACGGAATACGGCGCAACAGGAAGCGCGCAATCAGTGCGGCCAAGATCATGGCAACACCTTCTGCAATTGCGAACTTGCCCGCGAAGAACAGCACGGTGCTGGGAATACCGCCCATTGCGTTTTGAGCCTGATATACGAAGTCAGGCACCGGCAGTGCCTCAACAAAGCCAGCCAGTGAATCCATTAAATCCGCCCATATCTTTTTGGGCAGATACAGGAACAAGTCTTTTAACCACTCCGCAAACTTTTCAATGTATGACCACATAGTTATGCCTCCAGGAACACGCGAACAGCCGCCAATGCCCATATAGCAAGCATGACGTAATAAAGCGGGTCGAATAGATCAGCGTTCTGGCAAACCCAGTTAAACGAGATAGAGCCGATAACCGGGATAGTTGCACTGCCGAAGTTGCAAGAACCACCCGATGGCATGGCGATACCCTGGACAGCGGCAAAAACTGGGGAGTTGCCCGCCCTGGCGTAGAAAGAAGTCAGGGATTCGCCGAAGCCTGCAACCTCATCGTTGCCCGGTAGGTCGCCGCCAACCTCCTCTTCACCGCAATCAACGATGCAATCGCCGTCGCCGGTTCCAGTACCATCGCCCTTACCAATGCCAGTACCGCACTTGGCTCCCTCGCACTTGGTCTCAGAGGACGTAGTATTGCCATTGCCATCTTTGATAGTGACGTTTGTTGTCTTAGTCGTTACCGACTGGCAGGAATTAACACCAGTGCAGTTAACGTCTGTGCGTATATCCGTCTTAGTGGTGGTAGTACCACCATCAGGATTCGACTTTGTTTCGACCTTAGTGTCGATGCTGACACCATTGGAAGAAGGCTGTTTAGTGTAGTTGCAGTTCCACTCAGCATTATTGAAAGAGCCACAATTGGTACTTTCACCGGGAACACCACGATAGTCAGACGACTGGCAGCTAACCATGCCCTCACCATCCGCATAGTAAGAACACGGCTTGCGGTCAGTAATGACAGGCTCATCAGGAACGTCGCAAGATTCACCCTCTGGACAAACATCCGGAGAAGTAGCCGAAGGAACAAATGAAGGCGCATCACCATCAGCAACTTCACCAGAGAAACTAACACCAACTTTACAACGCTGGGCAGGAGGGCCAAGAGTAATAGTTCCGGGTTTAGGAGTTGCCGGAGCCTTGCAATGCGAAACATCAATAACAGTAGCGACACAACCCTGCGAAATAACAGGAGGTGGCGGAATGGGATTGCCCTCACCGTCATATTCGACATAGACAGTTGTGGTACGGGTTGACTTAGACAAATGCTCGCATTGAGAAGGCTTGTCGGCATCATAGAAAGGAACACACTCACCTGATGCAGTGGTGATCTTGGGAATAGTTACACCAGCGATAACATGATCGCCGCACTTTTCACCGCCAGGCTCTTGAGGGGCCTCGCATCCGCCAGTGGTAGGATTATAAATGGAAGGCAGAGTGCAACCAGATCCCTGCCTTACAACAGAATGCTGAGAAATAAAAACAGGACCCATATAGAGATAGCAGGCAGCAGTAGAGCCACCAGAATATTGAAGCTGATATGTCCTGCCATTTTTGCTAGCAAGTTTAGAACAACTAGAATCAGGGGTCTCGCCCCTAGTTTGAGTATCAGAACCAATTTGCCAGTAGTAATCTTCAGCCAGCGAAACGCCAGAATAAAACGCCGACGAAAGAATCAGTATATACAACGCGATATAAAACCGAACCTTGCCCATCTCACCACCCCCAAAAAACAACGCAGGCAGTTATTCCGCCCAAGAACAAAAAGATGGCCTCATAAAGTTCGAACATGGCGATTTCCTCGAATAAAAAAGGGGGCCTAAGCCCCCTTCCCAACTGGCCGTGATTAGCGGCGAATAACCGACAGAAGCAGAGTGGCGCCTTTGATCGCCACGTAAGCCACAGCAAGCAGGCCTGCGATAGTGCCGATGCCGGTAGCGATAGCAACGAAATCGACGTTTGCGAGTACGGCTTCAACCATGAGAATTACCCCTTATTGCGTTAAGTAGAGCCTTGGCGCCGAGCCCCACGCTGATCGGCACGGCACAGACCGTGAACCCAGCAGCGAAGGCCTTGACCAAGGCAGGAACGTCCAACGTTTCGACGCTGAACGGCTCAGGCATGGGGTAAAGCATCCACATGCCGGAACAAGAAGGAGCGCCGTCAGCGAGGATGCTGACAGTGCCCTGGCATACGAGCGTTACGAGTTCCATCAAAGAGCCTCACCAGGGAGACACTGGCCCCGCTCAGCGAACCAGCAGCCAGGCTGACCACAAGAACAGATCGAGGCCGAATGACAGTCATCGCAAACGCGAAAATCAGGCGCCGGAAGCACGTCAGGAGCGCATGCAGGCTGATTCCAAAGCTGGCCCAGGAAGGCGCCGCAGAGGTCGCAGAAGCAACGGTCTAGAACGATCATGGCGCCCTACCCTTAGCTGGCAGCCTGGACGGCAGCAGCAGGCGGCTTGATTTGCATCTGGACGGGCTTGCGGTCGCCAGACAGCCAGAGGTCGTAACCAGCGTTCCCGGCCTTGGATGCCCACGGACCGACGCGTACAGGAAGGCTAACGGCCTTGCCTTTGAGCTGGTCGTAAAGGTGCTGGATACCAGCTTCTACATCAGCTTTGGACAGCTTGATGCCGATAGTTTTGGTCTCCTGGATGCCGTACTGATTGGTGTCTTGCACCTCAAGCAGGATCAGGTTGTCAGTGAACTGGTTGTTTCCAACGGTACGAGTGTTGGCTTTGAAGCCGTGGCACAGGCCGGTGAGCAGTAGCATGGTTTACACCTCTCGGGGGGAACGTTGGGCCGGCTGGCCCGGTTGGGTAATCAGGAAAACGAGCTTGGGAAAAGGCATCGCCCAACGGGCAGCAAGCTGGATAGCTTGGCGGCGAGAAAAGGGGCCGTAGCAGCAGTATTGATTGGCAACTAACCATTGGCCTTGACTGCGAACAGCAGAAACACCAGAGCGAGCAGCACGTTGTTTGAGGACACGAAGACGGTTCATCAGGCAGCCTCCACCGAAGGTTCGACGTACCAGTCCGGGCGCTGGGCGGAGAAGTCGACCTGCACGAAGCGCAGAAGCGGCACCACGTTGCCCTTGTCCACCTCGTGCAGCTTCTGCAAGGCGGCTTTCGAGAGGCCTGCCTCGCAAATTTCCGTTACGTGACGGTAAAAGGTGCGCTTGGCCATCGACTGCATAGTCTCGTCCCAGCCGTAATCCTTGATGCTGCGATAGGTGCGGAACAGGTTCCGGGCGTGGGAGTCGTTGGGCTGGCCTTTCCGGTCGTACTTCATGTGGCGTTCGGTCAGTGCGGCCAGCACTTTTTCGTCATCAATCTGTTTCATCGTCATACCTTCAAAGGCCGCAAAAATTGGAGCTGTGACCGCCTGCCAGCACTCTTGAATGAAGCAACGGCCCTCAACTGCAAGGGCCTGCTGGTGCGCGATCAGATCAACAAGCCGCGACGAGACGCCGCGACGCTCGAGCCAGCGGTGCATGACCGTGGCCTCGAACCGGAGCAGGTTTTTCGAGTGCTCCAGCAAGAGAGGGTTGCCCAGCACCTTGGCAGTGCGAGCAGCGGAAAGATCACCCCGCCCTGCCCGCTTCGCGTCATCGAGCTGGCGAAGAAATTCGGGATGCTTCAGATAGGCTTTCAGGCGCTTGAGGCGCGATTCTTTGGCGCCCCAATAGGCCGTTGTCTGATAGTTGTCGCCGCGCGCCTTGGTGGTGCCGTTGGAGGTGCCGCGCAAGGCGTCGATTACCTGCTGTGCGGTCCGCTCGTTGGGCATGCGCGCGCTGTAGGTACAGTCAAGGGCGTACACCTGGGAAGCCGAAACATCGAGCATGGCGAACAACTTGGGATAGCTACCGGCGATCCACTTGAGCATCACCAAGGCGCCCTTTTCGATACAGGTTGGGCCAAACACGTTGTGGCCCTGGAGCAGCTTCGCCGGGCTGGCCTTGATCTCGACGCCGGGCATAAGCCGCTTTCCTAACGACTCGTGGAAAACCTTGAAGGCCAGCGGCGTAAAGCCGGTGGACAAGGATTCCCACGCATGGCGCAGGTAGTCAGCCTGTAGGCTGCCGTTTTCGTCCCTGCTGATTTGGCCCTGGAGAGGAATTTCCAGCAATTCAAGGTCAAAGTAGTGGACCGGTTCGGCTCGACCATCGACGCCCAAAAGCCGGATGTGCTCCAGCTTGAAGGGTACGAAAAGGTGGATTTTGTCGAGCACGCTGGAAAATCCCTGTGCAAAAGTGATGTTGGCTAAAAATCACAAATGATGTTTTGTGACTTTATAGCTGAATCACACATGACATTGCAACACATGCAAAAATCACGTCTGTCGGAAATCACGAATGATGGCGGAGTGAAATCACAGAAAATGGCCAAGACCTACAGATTGCGCGACGAAGCCGTGGAAGCCCTGAACGCAAAGAGAATCAAGCTGATCGTCGAGCGGAAAGAAGACGTGAAGGAGAGCGATCTGCTGGGGGCTTTGATCTGGAAGCACCTATCGACGCTGACAGCGCAGGACGTCAAGGCGTACCGGGAAACAGTGTTGGGGAAAGACTGATGATCTGGGCGCTAGTGATAGCGACAACCATAAACGGCCCCGGAATCGATGCGGCGCAGTTTGAAAGCCGAGAACAGTGCAGAAGAGCCGCACTGATCATCGGTGAGATGGCGTATAGGACGGCCGTTGAAAGGGGCGGCGATGAAGAAGCCGCCGACATATATGCCAGATGCGAAAAGCGCGAATAGTGCCACCGTGGCACAAAAGTCCACCATTAGAGTAGGTGGACTCTGATCCCTCCCCGGTGCCCGGTCGCGGCGCCAAAGAATCAAAGCATGGCTTCGCCACTGGCCGCTGCGCGCCCATCGCAAATGTGCGGGTGTACCTCACGCGCATGAAAGAGAACGCCAACTAGAGCGAAAAGCGGGTTGGACAGTGAAGGGGCGGTACCGAAAACCGAAATCCTGGACGAAAGCTGAAGGCGATTTTGGTACCGTTTAGCGTCGACGTAGATCCTGGCCGGGAGCAAGATGCCGGCGAAGGCGGTACCAAATCAGGTGCGACCCTGGCGATTCAGGCGCGCCAGGAAATGGTCCATAGACTCATCGGCCTGGGGCAAGGTCTCCGGCTCGACGTGGTGCCGCAAACGCAACGGCGCAGTCTCTTTGGGTTGGAAAATATCGCCCTGACTCGCCACCTCAGCGAGCTGAATCGCAGCGTCACGTGCTGCTGCCAGGGTCTGCTGGTAGACCTTGGCTTGTTGCTTCAGCTCAGCAATCTCAGAACGCGCATGGCGCAGGTCAGCATCAAGGCGCAACGCCTGGCGAGCTGCATCAGCGAACGCTTTCGACGCGACACGCTCACCGGTGAAGGCAAACATCTTGGCGGCCAATTCGTCGTCGGCCTGGAACTTGACTAGCGGCATATTCAGCGCTCCGGAAAGGCAGATTCAAAGAGGTCACAAACATCGTCGTCCTGATCACCCGACCAACAACCAGCGGCGTGAAGGCCAGCGAGAAAGTCACCGAGTCGAACGGGCGAGATCAATCCACGCTCAAGGTCAGAGCAGTAATCATCAAGGCGCTCAACAGCAAGATGGCGATCACCAAGAAGCTGAGTAACGAGAGTGCGAAGACGAGCAAGCCTTACAGGTACCATTTTAGTACTCCAGGATGTTCTGCAGGTGACAACAATGGTACCAAAACCATCGAGAGACAGCAAGCGCTTTGGTACCAAAATATCAACCAGGTGATCGAGCTCGAGGACTAAAAAGGTACCTTTACAACTCAGAGATCTGTTGCGCGATCAGTCGAAGGCGTTCGACCAGGGCATCAAGTTCGGCTCCCTCTTGCTCTTGGCCAGCGAGGCGACGGCGAGCATCGCGAAGATCTGCGAGCAAAACAGGGTACTGAGAAAGGATCCACTCGACGGCATCGGAGCCCTTGCGCCCTGGGGCGTACAGCTCGGCATCGCGGATGAGGTAGGAAGGTAGATCGAGGGGCTGTCGCATAACGGCCCCTATGTTACGCGACGCCCGGAGCTACGCCAGTGTCCGGACGCCGCTCAACATAAGGGCGGCATTATGCGAAGCCTAGGATGCACGGGAATGGCCTCACAGTGCCGCAGGCGGCGGGTTTACAAGCGGATTGTGGTTGGCGGTCTGCTGCACCGTTTCGCCGGTCGACTCGCTACGCTCGCCACCGGC